TCCGAAAGTGTTGAGTTTGAAAGTGAAGAAGAATATCGTGAAAAACTGGAGATGTTAAGAGAATCGTATTTCCCTTCAAGAAAAACTTCTCCATCAGCTAAAACAGAAACCCTGTCAGAAGGTGTCGATTCATCGCCCGAGAACATTTCAAATGCGATGGCTGGATATCTGAAGACCCTTTCAAAGTTTAGCAAATAATTGAATTTAATATAATTCAAACCCAAAAACGTACACTTATTAGGTAAAAGCAAATGTTCCAATCCGAGCATCTGCAGGAAAAGTGGGCACCTCTCCTTAACTATGATGGTCTTGATCCAATCAAAGATTCGCATAAGAGAGCTGTAACCGCTACCCTGCTTGAGAACCAAGAAAAATTCTTAAGAGAGCAGAATTCATTCCAACAGTCGGGTTCATTCCTGACCGAGGACACCCCAACAAATTCTGTAGGAAACACAGGTTATCAGAGTGTTGGTGATCAATCACAAGCTGGTTTCGATCCCGTTCTGATTTCACTGATTCGTCGTTCAATGCCTAACCTGGTCGCTTATGACCTGGCAGGCGTTCAGCCAATGACCGGTCCTACTGGACTTATCTTCGCAATGCGTTCACGCTATGTAGATGGCGACTTCGATAAGAGAGGTCCTGAGGCACTCTTCGACGAAGCAGATACTTCATTCTCTGGTGGTAGAGATTCGCTGACAGCGACTGGCATCGGTACAACTAACCCAACTGGTGCTAATCCAGGTCTTCTCAATACTGGTGGTCAGTATACCACTGGTACTGGAATGTTCACTCAAGATGCTGAGCAACTTGGTTCAAGTGCTGGCATCGCATTCAACGAGATGGCATTCTCGATCGAGAAGGTCACCGTTACTGCACGTTCACGCGCTCTGAAAGCCGAGTATTCACTCGAGCTCGCTCAGGACCTGAAGGCAATTCACGGTCTGAACGCAGAAGCAGAACTCGCTAACATTCTGTCAAGTGAGATTCTTGCTGAAATCAACCGTGAAGTTATCCGCACCATCTATCAGGCTGCTAAGCCTGGTGCGCAAAATAACGTAGCAACCCAAGGTACTTTTGACCTCGACGTTGACTCCAATGGTCGTTGGTCAGTTGAGAAGTTCAAGGGTCTTCTGTTCCAAATCGAGCGCGATGCTAACGCAATTGCACAAGAGACTCGTAGAGGAAAGGGCAACGTAATCATGTGCTCTGCTGACGTTGCTTCAGCACTGACCATGGCAGGTGTACTCGACTACACCCCTGCTCTGAACGCTAATCTGAATGTCGATGACACCGGCAACACCTTCGCAGGTGTTCTGATGGGCAAGTGGAGAGTATATATCGATCCATATTCGGCAAACGTTTCGAACAACCAGTATTTCGTTGTTGGTTATAAGGGTTCATCACCTTATGACGCAGGCATCTTCTACTGTCCATATGTTCCTCTGCAAATGGTTCGCGCCGTTGGAGAGAACACCTTCCAGCCTAAGATCGCATTTAAGACCCGTTACGGAATGATTCACAACCCATTCGCAAATACGGGTGCTGCTTCTGGTCTGGTTGCTGATAACGGCATCCTCATCGGACAAAACCGTTACTACAGACGTGTTGCTGTTAAGAACCTCATGTGATTTAAACTCACAAAGTTCTTTAGAGGGTCCTTTGGGACCCTCTTTTTTTATCTAAATATTTAAAAAAAATGGCAAAAGGTTTTAATAATCAAATATCAAATAGAAACTTTTTATCTACTGGAGGATTTAAGTTTATCTTAAATAGGATACCAAAAGTTTCTTTTTTTGCAAACCAAGCAGAAATACCCGGAATAACATTGGGAGTTTCCAATCAACCAACATACTTAAAAGATATTGATATTCCTGGAGACAAACTAGAATATGAAGATTTTAGATTGACATTTTTAGTTGATGAAAATCTAGAAAATTATATGCAAATTCAAAAGTGGATTCGAGGACTTGGATACCCAGAGTCACTTAAAGAAATATTTGATCTTCAAAATGAACCCCCAAATGTTGACAATAGAGTATCCGAGTTAAGGAATATCTATTCTGATGGTTCACTAATTGTTTTGAATAGTACTTATAACCCACAGTTTAAAGTTGTTTTTCAAGATATGTTTCCATATCAGTTAACTTCTTTACAGTTTAATTCTGGAGAAACTGATATAGAGTACTTTACAGCAGAGGTATCTTTCAAGTATACTATTTACAATATAACTGATATGAAAGGAAATCGACTATGAGTCTTAATTTGGAATCTTTGCAGGAGATGTGGGAAAAAGACTCTAAGATAGACATTGACAATTTACATTTAGAGTCTTTAAAAATTCCCATTCTTCATGCAAAATATCATGATCTCTATAACAAAACATTTCTTCTTAGAAAAAAATCAGAGCAAGAAAGAAAAGAAAAAAATTTAGAACGATACAAATATTATACAGGAAAGTCTCCAGCAGAGGTTTATGTAGAGGAACCTTTTGGATATAAATTAAGGGATAAAGAAACCATCCAAAAATATATTGAAGGTGATACTTCTATTTCAGATATTACGATGAAAATAGAGTATTACAATATACTACTTCAATATCTTGAAGGTATCATAAAAATGATTGAAAATAGAAGTTACCAAATTAAAAACTCTTTGGAATATATGAGATTCCAGTCTGGTATTGGGTGATATATAGTGTAGCAGCATGAGCAAATGTGACTGACATTAAAATTCATAAGAAAAATGAGGTTTACATCAAGCTAGAATGTGAACCTCATATTTTGTATGAACTCCAAGAATACTTTACATTTGAAGTTCCAAATGCCAAGTTTATGCCACAAAGAAGGCATAAAAATTGGGATGGAACTATTAGACTTTTGTCTGTACACACAGGAGAAATTTATGTCGGTCTTCTAGACAAGGTTATTGATAAAATTAAACTTCATAACTATACATACGAATTTGTAAACAATAAGTATTATGGCCTTCCCTTTGAAGTGAATGAAACAGTATCATTGGAAGGTGTCAAAGACTATATGAACTCAATTTGTTCATTTGCCCCAAGAAGTTATCAAATAGAGTGTGTATATGATGCTTTAAGGTATAATAGAAAATTACTTATCAGCCCAACTGCTTCTGGCAAGTCTTTGATGATATATTCTATTGTAAGGTATTTTGAGGCAAAAGGAAAGAGAACTTTAATTGTAGTTCCAACAACAAGTCTCGTTGAACAAATGGTCAATGACTTTAATGACTATGGATGGGATGCAGATAATCATTGTTATAAAATCTATGCTGGAAGAGAAAAGCAAAATGATTATCCAGTAACAGTGACAACATGGCAGTCAATTTACAAACTGGAAAGATCTTTTTTCGAGAACTACGACGTAGTAATTGGAGACGAGGCTCACCTTTTTAAAAGTAAGTCTCTTATTAATATTATGTCAAAGCTTCATAATACAAAATATAGGTTTGGTTTTACTGGAACACTTGACGGAACACAAACTCACAAGTGGGTTTTGGAAGGACTCTTTGGACCTTCATATAAAGTGACCAGAACTTCTGAACTCATGGAAAAAGGTATCATTTCTACTCTTGATATATTTTGTCTTCTATTAAAGCATGAAAGTAGAAAATTTGAAACCTATGAAGATGAAGTCCAATACCTCATTGGAAATGATAAAAGAAATAACTTCATTAAAAATCTTTCTTTAGACTTAAAAGGAAATACTTTAGTTTTATTTTCGAGAGTTGAATCTCATGGGAAAATACTCTTCGATATGATAAATAATAGTGCCAAGAGCAGAAAAGTTTTCTTTATTCATGGTGGAGTAAATGTTGATGAGAGAGAAAGAGTAAGAGAAATAACTGAAAGAGAAAATAATGCTATTATTGTAGCATCATATGGGACTATGAGTACAGGTGTAAATATAAAAAATCTACATAATGTTATCTTTTCTTCTCCAAGTAAATCAAGAATTAGAAATTTACAAAGTATCGGAAGAGTGCTGAGGAAATCAAAAAATAAGAATAAAGCAGTCTTATATGATCTTTCTGATGATATGACATTTAAATCACTTAAAAACTATACACTTAATCATTTTATAGAAAGAATTAAAACTTATAATGAGGAAAACTTTAATTATGAAATAATACCAATCAATTTAAAGTAAGAATGCTAGAAGAAGAGTTTTATGCATCAATAAAATTTAAAAATGGAGAAGAAGTCTTTTCAAAGGTATCTGTTTGTGATGAAGATAATCTTTTCTTATTATTGCTTCATCCACTAACAATTATTGAAGTTAAGGAAAGAAATAATTCGATAGGATTTAAAGTAGAACCTTGGTTAAAGACTTCTAGTGATGATACATTTATTGTTTATCTAAACGACATAATGACTATATCAGAATCTGATAACTCAGACATGATAATGGCTTACAAGTCTTATGTTAGACAAGTAACTAAAAACAAAAATGTTAATTCAAAGATAAATCGTAAAATGGGATATATTGGATCTATCAATGAAGCTAAAGAGATGTTAGAAAAGATCTTTAAGAGTAATTAAAGCTTTAATGTTCCTATCAACCCTGACAAAGATATTCTACTGGTAATTTGAATACTTGTCAACTTGCCAAATATTTTATAAGGTGGTATTATGTTTATACGATGATAGATAGATAAATGATCACTACAAACGTAATGACAAAAAGAAAAAGATCAATTCACTATGTGAATAATAAAGAATTTCTTTCTGCTTTAATCGACTACCGTAATGATGTTGAGGTGAGTTATATAAAGAAGTATGGAAGAGAACCCACTAAGGATGACAGAGGAACTAGATGGGACACTAAACCACCAATTCCAAATTATATTGGAGATTGCTTTTTAAAGATTGCAACTCACTTATCATTCAAACCAAACTTTGTAAACTACATGTTTAAGGATGATATGATTTGTGATGGCATTGAGAATTGTGTTCAGTATATTCATAATTTTAACCCAGAAAAATCTCAGAACCCTTTTGCCTACTTTACTCAAATTATTCACTACGCATTTTTGAGAAGAATCCAAAAGGAAAAGAAGCAGATTGAGATTAAGAATAAGATTTTGGAAAAGAGTGGTTATAGTGAAGTCTTCGAAGGAAGCATGATTGACGGAGAGAACTATTCCGACTATAATCAAATTAAGGATAATGTTCACAGCAAATTGAGAAGTTAATGAAGGTTGCAATCATTACTGATACCCATTGGTGCGCTAGAAAGTCTTCTAAAGTATTCCAAGATTATTTTGAGTTGTTCTATAAAAACGTGTTTTTCCCAACGCTGGAACAGTATGGGATTGATACTGTTATTCATATGGGAGACTCATTTGACTCTAGGAAATCTATTGATCTTTCTGGTCTAGAATGGACTAAGAGAGTGGTATTAGAACCACTTTCAAAATATGATGTAACTTTAATTACAGGGAATCATGACTGTGCCTTGAAAAATAGTAACAGAATTAATTCTCCCGATCTTTTGCTAAAAGAATATAAGAACATTAAAACTTATAGTGAACCAACAGAAGTCAATATTGGTGGTTTAGACATTTTACTTTTACCCTGGATTAATCAAGAAAATGAGGAAAAAACTTTCAAACTTATTGAAAAGACAACTAGCAAGTGTGCGATGGGGCACCTTGAACTCGCAGGATTTAGAGTTAATAAACAAATCG